TAGAGTACGGAGTAAGAGTAGCTGTGCCGAGTTCGATATTTGACGAATCGTATTTAGTCGCCAAGGCGGTTTTATCTGCTTTCACAAGCAGAGCGTTGTAAATTGCTCCGCTTGTGAGATAACACGGGCTGTTATTTTTTGGTTCGCTGTCGAACGGCATTGAATTGAGCTTTTGGGCAAGTTTTTGGTCTGTTCTTTCCTTCGTATATGCGTCCGTAATTCCGTACCCTGCAAGCGTTGTCGATTTATTGGCTTTACTTGCAAGATTTGCGTCGGTCGTATCAAACCTTGCTCCAAGCGAATTTTGACCGCCTCTTGCTGTGGCTATTTCGGTTTCAAGTGCAATTGCTCCGTCCGTTGCCCGTTCAATCCCCTCGTCCATATGGTTGAGGTTGTCGGCATTGAGGGGCGGAGCAGAGCCGTTCACAAAGACAATTTTATTGTATTTGTTCATTTTCTTTTACTTCCTTTCCTAATCGTTTTTCGCCCTTTGATGTGAGGGCAGTTATAAATCCGTCCATTTTCTTATTGAACACAAATGTTTCGATTGTCGGCAAATCTTCAAACGGAGTTTTAATTGTGTACTTATCGCCTGCCTCAAGCCACCAATACGAAAACAGCTTAATTTTTGTCGGGCGGTATTTATATACATCACCAAAAAAATTAACAGAATTATATTTTGTGCCGATATCACTTGCTGTTGTTCTGCACCTCATCAAAATGTTATCGGAAACATACCACGAAAAATCGTTACTGTTGCCATACAAAAACGCTTTTTTATCAGCAAATTTAGCACTGTACATACGGATAGGCTCAAGTTCGTAATCTTCAAAGGATAAATCTTTGTACGAATCGATTGTTTCAACGGAAGATTGAGAATACAGCCTTTTAAAACGCATTTTTCCGTCGGCATCTATAACGGCAAAGCTCAAAGTTAATTCTGCATAAGCTTGGATTAAACCTGACAAGGTAATGTCCTTTATAACCTTTTCCACGCAGGTATCATCAAATTTCAGTGGTACACTAAAGACAGATAAGCTCGGCGGTGAAACCCCTGTAATTGCATAATCTTTGGCAAATTCTGCGATTATTGAATAAAAGCTCTTAAAATTATCGTCTTTTTGATAGTGCGCATAACCATAAGCAAAACTGCCGTCCTCGTTCTCTTTGCCTGCAAACCACAAAGACATATCCACCTTTGACATATCATAAAAAGCGTCATAGGCTGTGATTTTGACGATGTTACGCTGTTTTTTATCTCTTTGAGCCGACTGAATTTTACCGTAGAAAACAGGACATTCAACCGTTCCTGTTTCGGCAGGACAAATAAGAGTATTTGACGGGTACAAATCATCTGACGGATACAACTCTGATTCAAGATATGTTGCCGTTATGATGACCTGTACTGTCTTTCCTATCAAAGCCGAGCAATCATAATCAATGAGTTTCACGCTCATTTCAGAGGCTATGCAACCGCCGAATTTCAATTCTTTTTCAACAATTTCATTTTCAAGCGAAAAGCTGTCAAGCACGATACTTTCACCTGTTATATCCTCAAAACTGCCGTCGGGGGAATGCAGGGCAACGGTGTTGTAAAGTGTGTTTGTTTTCAGCTTATCAGCAATTTCTTTAGATACAAGCATTTTTAAGAATCACCCCTTAATACTCAATCAGCTCAACAGTAATCGGCTGATAGGTTATATCATTCTTTTCGGCATTCATTACGGTATATTCAATATCAGGAATATAAAAATAAGAGGTGTAATAGCTGTTCGTTTCATCGTTCCAATAAGTTACCCTGCACTTTCTCTGTAACTTATTCGCCATTGAGAGGTTGATAATCGACTGAAAATCAATCTTTTCGTCAAGATGAAGAATGTGAGTTGAAAACGAAATTTTTGTTTTGTAATTTGGCAGCGTTGCCCTTTGAAGCGTACCGTTCTGATCTCGTTCCGCAGAAGTTTCAAGTCGCTGATTCGGAGTTGATGAAAATGCGGTAATGTACTTATTCGGCATTATGTTGTTGCCGAATTTAAGCAAATAGCCGTTATAATTTGACATATCATCCCCCCTTTATGCAAATGCGGATTTACCGTTGTGTCTGCGTCTGTAAAGCTCATCCTGTCTTATCATTTCTTCAAAAAGCGTTGAACCCTCAAGCTCGGCAGTAAACGAATAAGTGTTGCCACCGTTATTGCGAAAGATAATGAACATTTCATAAATGCGTTTAAGCAGGTCAAGAATTTGTGTGAGAATCACTGTATCCTGACCGCCCGAATTGTCGAGCATACCCTGTAACTTGTTAAGAGGAGAAATAACCTCAGGGTTACCGCTGTTAGCACCTGCGTTATCGCCGACAACCGCAAGTGTCGGAGCTTTAACAATACCGCCTTTTGCAAATTTTCGTGCAGGTGATTCTGTGGGTTCTTCAAATCTCGGAATGAGAGGCGGATTTTCAGGCATTGAAAAGCTCCAATCCTGCCCGATGACAGAACCAATTGCCCCTGCAATTCCGCCGATTGCATTGATAACACCGGAAACAAAGTTATAAATACCCGTCCACAAGCCGTTAATACCGTCAATGATAGCATTTACAATAAATCTAAACACGGCACAAATACCATCCCAAATACCTTTGAAAAAGTCGTAAATACCTTGCCAAGCTTTTTTCCAATCTCCCGAAAAAACACCTGTGATAAAGTCAATAAGACCGCCGAATGTTTTTTGAATGGAAGTAACCAATTCACCGATAAATGTAAACACATTATCAAATACTCTTTTTACGGCATTGAAAACATTCTGAAATATAGGTCCCCAAAAGCTGACAAGCCAGTTTACAAACGGTGACAGGAAGTTATTCCACACGGTTGAAACACAGTCTGCAACCTTGCCGAAGAAGTTTATTGCACCCTCAAAAACAGGCTTCAGCCAGTTTTCCCAAGCTGATTTTACGATTGCTACGATAAAATCCCACGCAGGCTTAATCCATTGATTGTAAACATTCATCAGGGTTGTGCCGATATTGGTAAACATATTGCAGACATTCTGAAAAATCTGCTGTCCGTTGCCGTTCCACCAATTACTGATAATTGTTCCGATATCTCCGAAAATCTGACCGATAAAGTCAAACACATCTGCAAACTGCAATTGTAAATTTTCAAGAAATTCTGTGATTGTTGCACCGTCATTTTCAGTCCATTCAACAAGGCTTTCGGTTGCGATTGAAAACGCACCCGAAACAACTTCGCCGACTGAACCCGCAAAGGTTGTAAGACCGCTTAAAAGATTGGAAATTGATTCTTCCATTTGAGGGCGAACATTGTCAATTGCATTGCCTGCAAGTGTACCGAAATTATCAAAAAAGGTTGAAAGGTTGTTATAGCCGTTTGTAAGATTGTTGCCTATGGTATCGATAAAGCCGATAATCTTTTCCCTGTCTTTTGAGATCCACTTAGCAACACCGCCTGAAATGGTCTGAAACGACTTTCCGCCGATTGTCGCAACCGCTCCGAATGCAGAGCCGATTGCCCCGAGTTTTGCAGAACCGACCTTTTGCATTGTGCCAAATGCCTTTTGAACTATGGGAACAGCATTATCAAAAATGGTTTTGCAGTTCTTGCCTATAGCTGACCAATCAACCTTGTTAATACCTTTCTGTACATTCTCGACAAAGCCTTTGAATCCGCTTTTTTCGTATAGATTTTTGAATGCCCCCGAAAGATTTTTGCTTGTGTCCTTGACAACATTCTTTGCAACAGCTCCGCCTGATGAACCGCCTGAAGAGCTTTTTGATGAGGAGGTGTCTGACTTTGAAGATGAGCTGTCAGAGCTTGAAAGCACATTCAGCTTGTCAAAGCCCGCTACACTTCTCTTTGCCTTTTCAGAACTTTTCTGAACATTATCAAGTGACTTTGAACTGTCATCTGCCGTATTCGTAAGGCTTTTGGCAGAATCGGACGCAGATTTGATATTGCTTGCGGTGTTGTTGCCTGTATCCCAGCCGAATACCTTTGAAAGCGATCCAACCGCGCCTTTGGCATATTCCGTTAAAGTCGCAAGTGCGGAACTCAACCGCTTTACAACCTGAGTTGCCACCTGTAAAATAGGCTGACCGACTACGGCAAGGAGCTGTTTCCAACTTTCTCTGAGGTTGCCTGTTACATTCTCCCAACCGTCTGCTTCACGGCTTGCCTGTCCCATAGCACCCGAAAGCTGATTAGCGTCCTTGACCATTTGCAAAAGCGTGAGCTGTTTCTGCGATTCCGACAAATCCGTAAATGACTTGCCATACAGCTTATTAGCCGCCGCATTTCGTGTGGTTTCAGTACAGGACAAACCGAGTGCGGCATCATTTTCAAAGTTGCCTTTAAGAAACGATTTCAGGCTTTCTGCGGTGTCTTCAAGCGAACGGTCGTAATATGCGGCACTGTCGGCTGTTACCTGTAAAGCCTCCTGCATCATACCCAAAGCACTTGAACTGTCCATACCCGTAGTTTTTGCAAAGGCATAAATGCTTGTGCCGACACCTTGTAATCGGGTTTCAAGAATACCGCTTTGATCGGCAACGCTCTGAATGGCTGATTCTGCCTGCGACTGCATTGTGCCGAAAGTCTGCTCAAACTGTGAATTTGCCGCATTGACTTCCGCAGCCGATTCAATGCACTGCTGACCGAACTCCTTGATTTTGGCAACGGAAAGGGCGGCAACCACAACTGTACCGATTTTCTTAAACGAGGATGAAACCGAATTGCTTAACTGCTCACCGCTGCCTTTGATGTTTGAAAACTCTTTCTCGGTTTTCTGAGAAACGCCCTCCGCAACCTTTGAAAAGGACTGTTTCATATCCGTGCTTACATTTTCAAAATCTTTTGAAAGACTTGAAAATGCCGAATCAAACTTTTTTGTAATTGAATCGGAAATCTTATGCAATGTTTTGGAAATATCATCACCCGTAAGCCTGACATCAAGCTCAATTTCACCCGCCTTTGTCGCCATATTCACCACTTCCTTTCATTTTAGATTTTTTAAAAACAGGCATAAAAACAGCGCACACCGTTATGATGTACGCTAATAAAATATTTGCAAAAGAACAGCCACCCCATTTGGAGTGGCTTTTTGTTTTATTTGTTGAGTTCGTAGTATTTGATGTCGATTTTCGGAAGTGACACATTGTTGCCCATTACGGTTTCATATGTATAGTCGCCGTCACAAGTTCCCCAGAATGTGATTACATCATCTTCAAGGAGTTTGTCCGCGCCGTCAGGAATTTCTACTGTTGCGTAGATTGTATCAGTCCACAATGGTTCATCAAGATACTCATTTTCTTCTTTGGTTATATTGATTCTCAGGTCAACCGAATCGCCCCAGCCTTCCTGAACCTGAATAATCTGACCTTCAAACTTGTAGTCATTACCTTTGTACTTGTCAGGGTTTCTTGAAAGAGTTTTAAAGTCGATTGTTTTGCAACCGTCTTTAAATTCTTTTTCAACCTTCTTCGGGTCTTTAGTAGGCTTTTCTGTTGCAACTTCTTTTGTGGTCGGTGCTTCTGTTGCTTTTTCAGTTGCTTTTTCTGAACTCTGATTTGCAACAGTAGTTTCCTGCTTTGATTTGTTTGAACCGCTGTTACCGTTAATTGCACCGTTTACACCGCCAACAATCATAATAGCAACAACGATAATAACCCAAAAATACCAACGCTTGTAAATTTTCTTCTTCGCATTTGCAGGATTTACGGTTGCCGAGGTTGAATCGTTTCCGCCAAAGCCTGCACCGCACTTGTCGCAAAATTTTGCATCGTCCTTTAATTCGTTTCCGCAATGTGGACATTTCATAAACATACACTCTCCTTAATAAATTTGTTAGTGTATGTTACATTTTATCACTATGTATTAACATTGTCAAGAATTTTGTAGATACAGCGAAAATTATGTACAAATTTACAGATTGGCGAAGAAGTTTTGAAATTCTGCAAGAACGGTGTTCATATCTTCGTCTGAATAGTGCTTTACATTCCTTGACCGCCACTTGTTACGGATTTTGTGCTGTGACGAAGTAAAGTTTTTCAAGACCTCTTTGTCGGTTTCAAGGCGAATTTGAACCGTTCTTGCAAGCGGTGTTTCGGGTCCTAAGCCTTGCAGAAGTGAGCAGAACTCATTCCAACTCATTTTTGCAAAATCCTTTGAATAAATGCTGACCCCGTACTCCGAGCGAAAGCTCGACACGATTAAATCAAAGTCATCAATCAGGTCGTAGCCGGGGTCTGAGCTTCCCCCTCGTCAGTCAAATCGCCTGTTGCAATTTTGGCAGATTCGCTGATAAGGGCGTTGAAATCGTGCATATTCAGCTTTAACTTTTCAATCTTTTCTCTCTCGGATTCATCAAAAAGAAGATGATACATTTCGATAACATCTTTACTTTTACCGTTGCCGTCCTCAAAAAGTGCCGCAACTTTGAGCATTGAAACTGCGTCATTGTTGATTGCAAGGTCAACATTTTTAACTCTGACACTCGGCTTTTCCTCAAAATTAAGTTTGTCTGTAATATCAATTAACTTTGACATAATCGTTCATTCCTTTCGTTTTTTAAGCGGCTGCTGTATATACGGGTTTACCGTTTGACATAACTTCAAATTCAAGCGGAGCAACACCCGTGCTTGCGCCTGCACCGTTTGATGTAACGGATACAACTGCATTTTTAAAGAGGACGGTTGCACCGTTGGGGAAGGTCCACATAAACGAAACTTCTGTCTTTCTGCCGTTTTCAAATGCAAGGGCGGCAATCTGGTCATTGCCTGCGTCACCGATTGTACGCTTGCCCTTTACCGAAATTGTGATTGACTTTGCTGTCATAAGCCTTGACTTCCAGCCCTCGTTTTCAAAGGCTGTCCATTCCTCGACACCGTTGTCAAATGCAACAGAAAATTCTTCGCAGTTAGCAATATTTGTCGTGGCGGATTCTGTTCCTGCCTTGCCAACCGCAAACTGATTTTCATAGCACGGGAATACTCCCGATTCAACTTTTGCCATAAAATTACTTCCTTTCGTAATAAAATTTAACTTCAATGACCTGCTCATACACACCCTTGTCATCTGTTCCCACATCAATGGGTTCTTCCGTGAGCAGTTCGATTATATAGATTTTGTGTTCCTTAATTTCAACATTTTTAATGCCGTAAAGCGTTTCGTAAAGTCTGCGTGCAAACTCCTCGGTTTCTCTTGCGTTGTCGGTGTAATGGATAAGCAAAGACACGCTTATTGTATCGTAGGTACTTTCACCGCCGATTGCCCTTGTGGGTGTTCCCGACTGCTTTAATGAATACACACCTATTGACTTATCCTGCTTGTTGTCGAGCTTGCCGATGTAGTAATGCTCGGCTGAGGTAACGCTTTTGAGCCAATCTCTGATGTCCGATAAGTAAATCAAAGTCCTGCTTCCTTTCTGTATAATCTCACAAATGCCCGACTGCAAAAATTCTGCCGTGTACCGCCCTCAAGCCACGGTGAGAACCATTTACCGCCGGCGGCAATGTTTTCCTTACGGCTGAAATTATATTCGGGATGAAAATACAACCGCCTTGCATACGGAGTGCTTGACACGATTTTAACCGTGCCGTTCCAACTCTGCACACAATCTTCAAAGGTATTTTCGTTCTGAAGATTACCCGTATCAAACGGCATTACCTGCGTGTTTTTCACCTGTTTAAGAAGTGCGTCACCTGTCTGTTCAAGAGCCTGTTGCTTTGCCCTATCAAGCTGTTTTACAACAGGCATATTGAGTTTGATTTTTGATGATACCGAAAATCCCATTAAATCACATCCAATTCCGTAAAATTAACTTTGCCGTCGGGGTTGCGGTGTTTTGTACCCTGTACGATGTTTCGTTTTACGCCGTCAAGGATTACAAAGCCACCGCTTAAAGTGGGGCTGTCGGGAGCAATGTCGCCGTCAAAAAGCAAGACAGCCGACACCTGAACAATTTTCTGCTCTTTGGTATAGACCGTCTTTGCCTTTGACTGCATATTACACAAGGCAGAGCCACCGTGCAGGGTTGCTGACGGGTACAAGCTGTCGGAGGGATACAGATTTTTGCATTCAAACACGGTCAGGGGTGCTCCGTCTTCGGTAACACCCTCACCGTAGATTGTGACCTCGACAGGAGTTTTGCAGAACTGCTTTTTTACAAGTGACGGAAATTTCACGGTTTTCACGCACCTTTCAGATTGCAGGATAACAAAGTCCTGTTGATTTTAGCAACGCATAGAGGTCGGCAGGAATTGCCACTCCGCTGATACACATTAAATTCCAGCTTGCGCCAAATTCCATTGATGTACCGTTGATTGAATAGCTTTTCAGATAGGAAGAAATCATATCGGCATTTTCTTCTTCAAAAGCAGTAAGTCTGCCATGCACTCTGCCGATGATTCTCTTCTGCATTTCCGAAAGTTTTTCAAAATCAATGCGGTTAAAAGTCAGAACATCAATGTGTTCGGCAGAGATAATACTGTTTTCATCTCCACCCTGATGTTCAATGTAATCGGCATACATTACGCAACCGCCGTTGTGTCAACATCGGCATAAATGCTGTCAATTTTGCCGTCCTTGCCGTTCGGGAATACGAATGTGTCGGAAAGTGAACGGTTCTGATAGAGCCAGCCGTCACCCTCTGTGTGTGAGCCGGGAGCAAAGAAGTAAATGCTTGAAATCTTCGGAACAGTCTTGCAGGTTTCACCGCAGGCAACAAGAACATTGATTTTGTGAGCGCCTGTTGCAGGCTCAAAACCGCCGTCATCGGGGTTAAAGTTGAAATTATCGTAGAAACGCTCATCGTCAATAACCTCGATGATAGGGCAACCGTCAATCTCGGTCACTCTTGTTTCAATGCCGATACCGCCCTCTGCAATCTGTGTAAGCTCAATCTTGCGAGTGAACTCTGTTGACTGTTCAAGGCAGTCCATAATGTGAGATGTCACATAGGCAACAAGTGTGCCTCTTGCCTTGTATCTGCGGAGCTTGCCGGCAGAGAGAATTGTTTTGAGCTTTGAATAAGCGTTCTCCTTAGTCCACTCCGATGTCTTTGTTGAAGAATGGTAGCCGTCTGTTGCCTGAGCCTTTGCTGCAACCTTTGAGAAGAAAAGTGCGTCTGTTTCGGGAGCAACCTGTGTCTGCTCAAATGTCTTTGAAATGTTCTCAACTCTTGCAGTCGAATTTGTTTCATCAACATCTGCCTTATCCACAAGGAACTCAATATCTCTGTCGTGCTCGCAAGTGAAAGGAACATCTGTCTGTGTATATTTGCCTTTGTTCCAACCGCCGTTGCGATTGTGGTTCTTAAAGCCTGATGTGCTCATCTGTGTGAAGTGGAAAGTTCTTGCGCCAACCCACTTTACATTTGAAGTGATGAATGGTGATGTAAGTGTGCCCTGAACAAGAATTTCGAGCAGATCAGGGCTGAACTGCTCGGCATAGTTATTTGTGTTTGCCATGATTTTTTCAATCCTTTCTTTGGTTAAATATTAAATCTGTTCCATTTTTTGGTAGGAACATTTGCCTTTGGTTTTGTACCGTCCGATGTACCGTTGCCGTCACCGCCGATTTTCTTAACTCCTGTGCCGTTCTCGGCAGGTTTGCCCTTGAGTGCGGGAATATCGTCAAGCACCTTTTTAACAGCCTCGGTGAGCTTTTCGGCATTGACCTTGCCGTCTGTCACAGCCTTTGAAAAGTCTGCAATTTTAAGCACATACGGAACGGTTGCAATGTCAACGCCCTGTTTTACGGCTTCGAGGGTTGCCGACTGGTTGACTTCTGCCATAAGCTTTGCGTTGTTTGCAGATTCAACTTCCGACTGCATTTTTGCAAAGTCGGGAGTGTTCTTGGCTTTCTGCTTTTTAAAAGCACCGATAGCCTCTTTCATCTCATCGGCTGACAATCCCTGCTCCTTAAAATAAGACTTCAACACGGTGTCCTCTGTCACGCTTTGTTTGCCTGTAATAAGGCTTGCGAGCTTGTCGTAATCAAAGGCAGGAGCGTTTCCCTGCGGTGCAGGTGTCGGTTCATTGGGGGTTGGTGTTGGATTTGGTTCTGCCATTTTTTTCATATCCTTTCAGTTTTTCGGGTGTCTCCCGTAATCAGTTTATAGAGTGTCTCTCTGTTTCAGTTTTGCACGGTGTCTCCCGTAGTTTAATGTCTTCGGACAATAAAAAAGCACCTTACATATTCGTAAAGTGCTTAATCCGCTTTTTCTGTTTTTTCTGTTTTAACTGCTTTGGCTCTCGGCTTTTTGGGAGCGTCAGACTTGACCTTTTCTGCAAAACCGCCGTCAATGAGTTCCTTTGCTCTCTGCTCGGAGCATTCAAAAACTTCATTCACAGGTCGAGTTAGATAGCCGTTCTGCCTGTCATTAAATGCTGTTGTTACTCTGATTTTCATTCTGTCACCACCTTTCTAAACCGGTCGAAATCGACGGGTTTAAATGCAAAAAAGCACCCTATAATCAACATTGCTGTCGATTATAAAATGCTCAATTCGTAATTTTATGCTGTTTTTGTGAATTGCATATAACAAAACCGCCCTTTTTACGGAGCGGTTAGATTATGCCACTATCTTTTAGATATTGCATTTTTTGTTTCTCTCTAAGCTTACTGTAAAGTGCTTCAGCATCTTTAGCTTCTTGTGGAGCATCTTCACGCAAAGTGACATTTAAACCATTTGTTACAAGGTACGGCTTAAACGCATTCCATAGAGATTTTTGTTCTTCAGTTTGTATCAATCTCATACCATCATCACCCTAAAAGTTTGCTGACTCTGTACTCGTTATACACTTCATCCATAGCTTTATCTTTTAAGCATTCAAAAGCATACTCACTTATATCCTCTATATTATAACCGTTATTTATCAATTTTTCAACCTTTGGAGCATAAATTTTATTAAGGTAATCGCAATATTCAAAATAATCGTTAATACTTCCGAATTTTGCTCTGTAATTTTTAGCGTCTTGCCAATGAATCAGTTCGTGAAGAATTGTACTCAATCCGTCTTGCGGACAAGCCAAGTTTTCTTGTAAGCCTGATAAATCACTTGTTGAAAAGTATGCTGAATTGACATTTAGAACATTTTGCATTGGCATATATGAAGCAATAGCATTTACTCGCATTTCTTCGGGAGTGACAATACAAATTTCAGGCTTTCCGCTTGTTTCAACCTCTCCGAGCATATCAAACGCTTTTCTCACTTGCATATCAAAATTATGAAGTTCTTTTCGTTTTAGCTTTACCTTATCTGAAATATAAACATTATCACACAATGTATTTGCCTTGTGGGTATCAATTGTAATTGTTTCGCCCTCAATTTTGCGTTCAAAAGTTTTTGATATATCTTCTTCAAAAACAGGTCTGTAATATTTCTGTTCATTGGTGTTTAGTGAGAATTGCTTTGTCTTTTCTTCAAGCGTATTTGCCCTATCGTGCCACTCATCGGCTCGGGTTTGAGCTATTCGTTTATTGTCCTCGTCAAGGCTGTATTCGGCACGGCGGTCAAAGCGTTCTGCCTGTCGCTGTGCATACTGCTGTTTTTCCTCAATTCCTCGCTGACGGTCAAGCTCTTTGATTTCATCTTCAGACAACGGTGCGTCCAAATCATCAAGTTCGGGATAATATGTACTTGTGCTGTCCTTACATCTCGGATGAAACAAACCGTTCTTGATTGCGGTTGAGAGGAGCGGATAGTTTCCGTCTGACTTTTTGCCGTTTGAATAAACATCGTCAATAAACACCTTGCCGATATATTTTGCACAATCGGGGCAACCGCCCTGTCTTGAGTTCACAACAACGAGGGATACTCCCCATTCGGCTCGCTTTTCGCCCTCACCACGCAGATAGGCTCTTTTGTTGGCTGTTTTAACCGCCATATCCGCATAATCCGAGAGCGTGTGCCTTGCACCGTTTTTGTATTCCACACAATTAAGACCTGCGTTGAGCATATCTTTACAAGCCATATCAACGGCTTTTTCGTATGTAACCGCACCCGTGTTCATTGAAACCTGTGCGTTAAAAATCGCCTTGCGGTACTTGTCGTTGCTCATACGCAAAACTGCCGTTTCTGCCCTCTTTAAATCGTCTGTGGTCGATTTTATGAGTGCGTCAAGTTTACGGTCATTCACCTTAAAAAACTCGGCTGTGCTGTGTGCTGACGGCTTTTTCGGGGCTTTGAAACCGTCCTTGACAGCTTCAAGAATTTCTGCCTCCTGACTTGCATTTCCTTCAGCTTTGGCGGTGCGAATCATCTCTTCAACCTTGCCGTTAATGGTTTTGAAACGCTTGCCGAATTTCTTTGCGTTGTGCTTACGGTACTCTTCAAGACTTTTGAGCTGTTCAGCCTGCCATTGTGTCCAGCAAAAATTATTTTTATCTTCTTCAACTCTATGATTTTTAAAATTTCTTATCATTGATGATATTAGTTCATTTTCAATTTTTTCGAATGCTTTTGAAATATCATAGTCCATTAATAATATCCGTTTCACCTATCGAATAACAAGAAAGAAGAGGCTGTCACAAATTAACTGCCTCTTCTTTCTTGTTTAATTATATTTCCAAATAAAGCCATATGCGGTTTTTGTTTTTCCTCTACAACATTTTACGATATGACTTTTATCTATTCCCAATGTTTCGCCCGCAACAGTTACACTATCCCACACCCTTAATAGATTTCCGAATTTATCGTATTGTTTAACACTCTTATTTTGTTTCTCTAATTTTGTTCCGTAATGGTTATTGTATAAACTGGTACACCACTCAAGATTATTCACATTATTATTTTCTTTATTTTCGTCCTTATGATTTACTTGTGGATAGTTATTAGGGTTAGGAATAAATGCTTTTGCGACCAATCTATGTGCTTTGTATGATGTATACTTACCAGTTAATGGATTTTTGATACTGGTAACTAAGTAACCATCTTTATCTTTTTGCCATTTAAGAATTTTATTGCTTTCCCATTCTGTAAATTGATTTCTATATTTTTTTGTTCTTTTCAAACGACCCAAATTACTGATTTGATAATCTCCATTTAGCTCTTCAATATCTTTCCAAATTTCGTTATCCATATCATTTAGCCGCCTTTCTTATTTCTGACAATGTTGCTTTTCTTCCCTGTGCATATCCGAAAGTGAACGCATCACAAATCATATCAAACTCACCTGAATTAGTACGATAAATCTCATTAATATTCGTATAGTCCAAATCATAGTAAGGGTTAATAGTTCCACGAACACTTTCAATTACTTTTTTTACATTTCTTACACAAGCCATAATAAAAAAACTCCTATCATAATTTTAATTTGACAGAAGTTCCGCTAAATGATATAATGTATTTCAGATAGAGATACTTCTGTCGGTTTTTTAGAGTGTTGCAAACTTTGGTCGGTGGGCAACACTCTATTTCTTTTTATCAATTTCAGCTTTAACTAAGGCAATACCTTTATGCACTACATCTGACTTAGTAATATTAAGACTTTTAGCACATTCTTCAAGGGTATTATATGTATCAGCTGATAATCTGATTTCAAACCTTTTATCACGCTTATCTTGCGTAGGTCTGCCTTTAGGACACATTCTTTACACCTGCCTTATTTTGTCCGTACATATATAATACATTATGTACGGACATTTGTCAAGGTTTAATTAGAAAAAATTTAAAAATCAAGTCCCGCCACATCGTCAAGCTCCGATTTTTCTTCTTCGCCTGCAATGCCCTGTTCTTCCTTAATTCTCTGCACCTCTTCGGCTTTCCAATCCTCCGACTTGCTGTCGCCGTAAAGCTCGTCAACCGAGGTTTCAACTGACATCAAACCGCCCTGTCTTGCTTTTGACACGGTTTCAACCTGACTTTCAAAGCTCGGATTTGCATATTCGCCGAAGTTTACGGACACTTCCAAGCCCTCAACAATACCATTGCCGTTAAGTTCCCCGTCTGCATTGAGTACAACTGCAACAAGGCTTTGAAGTGCGTTCTGCGTAATTTTCACAAGGTTCTGCCTTGTGTAAAGGGTTGTCTTTTCCTTTTCACGCTGAGCGTCTGCATTATCAAGCTTCTTCGTATCAATGCCGAGAGTTGACGGCGATATAATGCCCTGTAAGCAGAGGTCGAGGGCAGTAATGTATGAACTCAAATAGCTTTCGTGCTGAATCTGCGGACTTTCGGTGTAAATCCTGTTGCCATTGCCGTTTTCAGACATATCGTTGCCCACGGTGATAAATCGGTTGTCAAACGGATTCGGCGACATCGGCTGACAGGTTTCGGGATTTCTCGGAACAAGGCAATCAGGCACATACTGCTTTGTTCGGCAGGCTCTGAGTGCGTCCATCCACTGTGACCACACTTCATCAAGGCTGTCGAAAGCGTCTGTTTTTATGCCGATAATGCCCGCACCTCTGCCCTTGTGGCACGATTTGCCGTAAAGGACAGGTACAGCCCACATATATGATTCGTCAAATGTAACGCCCTTTGAATCAATCCACGAAAGAGCGTCAACCGTGTGCAGGTCAATCTCTTTGCCGTTGTCATCATACAAAGCATAGTGAATATAGCCGTAACCGTATGTTTCTTCAAAGCGGTAACGGCGGTGTTTTTGCGTGTAATCGGTGTAAAACTTAACCTCTCGGATTCTGCCACGCACATATGTAAAGTCGATGTTTTCGGCAGGATACCATTCAACAATCGGCACATCTGATACAGCCGTGTCGAAGCTGACCTTAAAAGCACCGTCACCGACAACACATAGGTCACGGAGCATTTGCTTAACCGTGTCGGATAGCTTGTTCTGCTTTTCAATGTCTTCCCAACGCTCTGCATAAGCGGTTGAATTTTTACTTGTAACATCTGTGCCGTTGTAGTCGGCAATTACGATATTCACAAGCGTTTCGCAGATGAGTGCCGGCAAGCCCGTGTGTATTTTACGGATTTCAAGCCCCTTTGTGCTTTTTGCCGCCCAAAACATAGTTTTGTTTGTATCAATCTGCCTGTACAGCTCCGCAAGCTGTCTGCTGTTGCCCCAATACCAAATGCGATTGATAAAGCACTCGGTCAGATGATTGCTTGTTTCGGTAACGGTAATTGTTTTGTCGCTTGCAGGAGTAATCTGCAAAAAGTTTTTAATTCCCGATCTGATAGATTCAGCCATTCTGTTAATCAGCCCCATTTATTTCACTTCCAATAATATTTTTAAACGGCAGCCACGCATATTGACCGCTGTTAATGCAATGGTCGTGACCGTCCTCGGGTGTGTTGTCTTTATCCTCTCGCCAGCTGTAAATTTCAAACTCGGCAATCGTGTTTTTACAATGTTCAAGCACAAAATAACAATCGGTGGCAAGCCAGCCGAGTACAAGATTGATTCGGTCGATAATCTTCGTTTTCTTCCATGCATTTGCAAAGTCATAGACACAGCCGTGCTGTCGCTTATACTTTTGAAATTCGGTAATAGTCGCTTGGTCGGCGCTGTCAATAAAAGCCGTGCGTGCAAAGCCCCATTCATCACGGTTGCGGTCAAGAAAATCAATAAAATTCTTCACCGTGTCACTCGGGGCAATAGGTGTTTGCATTTCAGCGTTGTTATAAACTCTTTCATCAAGCTGAACACACTTGCCGTGATTGGTAATGCCGTAAAATGTCATTGCGATAGTGTCAGGCGACTTCTGCGAATAGGCGGTATCAAGACCTGCGGTGAACTGAACAAAGTGTTCCGACTTGCGGTTACAGTTCAAAAACTTTCCTGCCCACTCTTTTGATTTGATATGTCTTGCCCTCTCAAAATTCGGGAACACAAGACCTGTTGCTCTGCCTCGCAAACCTAAGATTTTATTTTTATAGAGCTTTGTACCTTTCGGTGCAGAGTTCTTTTTCTTTTCAATCTGTTCGGGTGTAAGACTTAAATTGTCGGCAAAAGAAAAGAACCAATACCGCCAATTCGGTACAGGTTCTTCGGTAAGCTCCGCCGTAATCTCGGGAGGAACATCATTTTCATATTTTTTAAAAGGACGGGAGCGGTTGACAAACTCCTTATACACAGGCAGGCTCGGATCGTCGGGATTCAGCGTTGCAAGCATATAGTCATTACGGGTTGACATCTCTCGGATAAACTCGATATCGGCGGTGTTGATTTCGTCAATATAAACGCACCCAAACTGCGCACCGAGAACCATTTCCCACTTATCCCGACTGCTGTAACCGAGAATATAGATGATTTTGCCCTCAAACTTGATATGCGGCAGCCTGTAGTCCTTGTCGCCATTGCCACAGTAAACTGCGTTACGGTGCAGGTCGAGAATACCGTTATCCTGCTGAATAATAGTTTCCTCAGCCTTGCCCGTAGTTTTGGCGGCAATTGTGTGAAGCTTCTTCGGCGACTGCGACACCATTCGCATAAACTTAACGCCTGCTCCGACGGTAGTTTTTCCCGAGGCTGTCGTGCCTTCAAGAAATTCAGCTGACACATTCGTTGTGTTGATGAAGTCAATGTATTTTTGCGACAAAGGAAAGCTACTCACTCAAGCCCTCACCGCCTAACTGTCTGAACACATCGGATAGCTTTTCGGACTGCTCAACCTTTGCGTCAACCTTAACGGTGTATTCGCCCGTCATCTTGTTGAGCGTGTCAATCGCCCTGATTCTGTCGGAGGTGTCCTGCTCAGCACTTCGGGCAATATCGGACAAAGCAACCTGTCTGTCCTTTGCACTCATAATGCGCTCATCTTTGAGCTTATCAGAAAGCTCCTTGATGTATTTTGAAACTCCAACATTCTCCAACAATTCATACGCTCTTGCGTTTGCGTAATTTTCTGAATATCCTGCCTGTATCGCACTCTGAACGGTGTTACCACTCTGCACATAATATTCCGCAAACTTCCTCTGTCTTGCATTTAATTTGTCTTTCACGGTATCACCGCCCTTTCTTTTCCCTCACAACACAAAACCGCCCTCAAACGAGAGCGGTCTGTGCGAATTTTTATCTTAGGAGAGTTCTACATATGTCCTGTTTGTCAAACTTTCATAATACCATTATACGCAGGGTAAGGGTGACATTCAATGACATTTCAAAATAATTTTACGAGAAATCGAACTTTTTTCGGAACGCCTGTAACGCTTCGCCGTGCAATCTCAGGGTATGCCTTACGCTCATTTCCATACTCTCGGCAATATCCTCCCACCTCTGACAATTTATGTAATACTCGGTCAAAATTGCAATGTAACGGTAATCGTCAAGTGCGTTGATTTTACTGCGGATTTCAGTTTTCAACCGCACAAGATTGTCAATTTCCCGATTGATTTCAGCCTGAAGGTCTGCAATCCTGTCAACAATCCGCATAGGGTCATTCACTCCCGATGTCTTAACAGGCTCGTTCTGCTTAACCGATACTTGTGCAATATTCAGCCTAAGTTTCGACAGCTCGTGTTCTTTCGTTCTGATCAGCTTATCCGAAACCCTGACCGAATATAAATAATCTTTAACCGTCAATCCGCATCACGCTCCTCCTCGTCAAGCATACCAAGTTTCTGTGCCAACGCAATAACTGCGTTTACAATCAAATACAAATCCTCGCCTTTAATATCGCACATACGATATCTGACTTTGATAGTTTCTTCTTCATTGTCGATTTCATCAAAACCAACAACTACACCTTTATTTAAGGTTTCTGTTTCGCCGTTATCGTAATTAACGGTAATGTTTTTAATATCTTTCATTCTTCCACCTCGCTTTCAAGCCATTTTTTGACTGCATATACGCAATCTATTCTAAGGTTGTTAGATGTACAATGCGGTGCATAAAAACTTTGATGTGAACAATGGTTGCAGTATGTATAATGATTTTCACTTTCATCAAGAAGCATTTCCGCCATATCCTCAACGCTCATTGACTTGATTTTTTCATAATTGGTCATTTTCTTTTTCTCAAAATCTTTACATATTTCAGCATAAGTGCTGTTAGAACTGTATGGTTTACCGCATTCTCCACATTTCTTACATTGATTACAAATCATTCCCCTGCTCACTCCTTAATTGTCTGTTAATCGTTTCTGTCAAGGTTATTTTTTTCTTAGTTGTGAATTTGTTGCACGAATTAAGTGCATCAACAAAAGTTGAAAACCTTTTACACCTAACTTGGTCAAGGTCATTAGTCCTGTTCGGGTCGCAATGTTCACAAACTAAACATATATCCATTCCCATATCTATCATTCCTTTATCTTAATCATAGTGCAAAAGCTTAAATGCACATTATCTGTTATACAAAAAGTTGTACCATTATCTAAGTGCAAATATAATTTGCCATTGTTCTTTTTACAAAATTTAAGCAAATCGTTAATTGTTCTTTCAGCATTTTTTATAGCTACTTCTGTATTCCCAAAACCGTACAAGACACTCACTCCTTATCCATTTTGGCTCCGCAGTAAGGGCAATATGGATACAAATCAATATCCTCGTAAAAAGTGAGAAAGTTGCCACACTCAGAACATAAATAATTTGCATAACCGACACCCTCGCTGTCATATTCCCAACTTCCGTGCTTAATCTCTTGCATATCACACACGTTTGCTTCGTTGGGTTTACTTCCGTCAACTTCGATAATATGCTTAACTGTTTCGGCATTTCGTTTTGAATTAAAGTATATCGTGTTTACACTACCGTCTGCGAACGGTATGTCCAATGCATAATCACCGCATACCTCACGAACTTTTAATTTATTTTCCATTCCTCTTCGTTCTTCCATCAGTTCCGGGTTGTCGTGAATATTGCCAACAACTTCAATATCTTTTGAAGGATAGTGTCTGCCTAATCCCTCATAGATTAAATTATACACAAATCCAAATTCAGTTTCATCAACATCGTACTGAACGATTCCATAGTCGTCATCATCCGAGCGGTAAAGAAAATCAATGATATCACCCTCGAAAATCTTTGTGCCGTTCTTGTCGGTCAAGCCTGTGTACTGCCCGACTGTGTCAGCATCAATATGCCACACGTTTGAGCTTTCGTTCTTGTATGGCTCTTTGATTACTAAGCCTTTTGGTTCAATACTTAAAAATCCGTACTTCCATTCGTTTCCGAATTTTCCTCTGAATAATATTTCTCTCATCATTTTTCACTCTCCTTTATTTCACTTCCTTGTAAAACTCATATCTGTTATCTTTATTGTCGTGATTAAAAACGTTTACAAGGCTACCTACACTCATATTACTTACCTCCCTAACATCGTTTGTTGCCCTGTTGAGCAAAAAGATTCTTTCACCGTTTACAACTTCATCAAGCACATCAGAGATACAAACTGCTTCATACTTCCTCATTTTCTTCGTCTCCTTCAAAATTAACAACTTTTCCGTTGTCGGTGTAATCTCGTTTGTCAAATTCAAGTTTCAGCTTGTCGATGACAACCCTGTCGATATGCTCCCAAAACACTTCGTCAGTGTCGGAGTGTTTGATAATCTCGGTCATTGATTTAAGAGCCTTTGCACATCTGTCACGGCCAAAGCCGAAATCTTTATGCAAGGCAAATACAATAGTCTTAAAAATTCGCCTTGTCAGGTCATTGATTTCTTTGTCCTTGACTTTCTGATATTCTCTGTCGGCAAGGCGGTTAATCTCCGCCATAGCCTCCCTTTTCAGCTTAACGGGTATTCTTGCTTTCAATGCTTTCTCTCCTTTCGTCAATCTTATCAAGTGCAGTTACAATCAACGAGCTTTTGGCTTTGGTGTCCGCAAGTTCGGCTTGATAATAAAACTGACCTGTTGTATTCCGTCTGATGATACAGCCTTTCAAAATGTATTCTGCTCCATTGTACAGCACGGTTCTTTCAAGGTTGCGTTTAACCTCCGAGATATTCACAGTTCTTCCACCTTGATGTAAATACCCGAAACCTCTGCCCAAAACTTTTCACATATCTCACTTGCGACAAGTGCGTCATCAGACCAAAAGCCGAGAGCGGTCATACAGTCTTTTAGCATTTTTTGCAGATTGTCCGTGTCAGGTTTTGTTATACGATATTCGCCGTCCTGATGTTTACCACGAGGAAAGCACCACTTTGTTATCAGTCTGACACCCGACTTGTACGGTTCTGACGGTTTGAACTTTGCCAAATGTGATGTGAGTTTTTCTCTTGCCTGTTTCACCTCGGGCGGATTGTAAAAAACAGGTTTGCCGTTTTTTACCATAACTTTATGTTCCTGTGCAGTTACGGTCGGCGGTATCATCGCCATAAAAAAATCCATTTTTATATTTCACTCCTTTAAAGTATTAAAGCTACTTTTAATTTTTGAATTTTGCTTCTAGTCACAGGTCAGGGGAAGGAGTTGTTGTGCGTAAGCTTCGCACAACTACTTCACCCCTGTGACCTTAGGGAACGGACATCGTTTATATATACGGTAGTATATATAGTTTTGTCTGTCCCTCGGACATTCTCGATAATTTATCGACTTTGTCCCTGTTTTTGTCCGAGAGGGACATTTTCGATTTTTTATCGACTTTGTCCCTCTCAGGGACACGGACAGGGACATAAAATTTATCGACTTTGTCCCTCGGACAGACAGACAAATTATTCGACTTTGTCCGTGTCCTTTCGTCCTACTTCACCGCCGTCTATCCAAAAACCGCCGTGCTCTTTTATGTATCGTCTGACCGTTTTTTCGGACTTTCCCATATATTCTGCTAAGTCAGCTACATTTGCCTGACCGTTTTCCTCAGCACCGCTAAACGCTGTTTCGAGGGCGTTGTTTTGTTCCTGCTTGCGTTCCGATTCACTCTTTTTCTTGCTGAAATTCTTTTTGTAGGGTGAGCCTTTGATGTTAAAATCGCCCTCAAAATTACAGTCTTTCAACACACCTGTTGCATCTAATTTGTGTATCGGATAATCAAACCAAAGGTTAAGTGCATCAAATGCCGGAAACTCTCGCAGAGTACCCTCTATTCTCCACGCTGACATCCCTTTTACGGTTTTTTCGGCACGGGCAACATCTGACATCATCAGCTTAAAAGACTGCTCAGGAAGCGTTTTGCGTGCGATGTCAATCATATTATTTGACATTACCAAATCGTCCTGCGAACACACTTCACTGATTTTGTTGAAGCGACCTATCCAGTCTTTGCAGATTTTACAGGTTCTTTCATCCTTTTGCTGTTTCATCAAATCATCGCTGACTTCAAGTCTTGTAAGGTCAAGAAGTGCGTCAGGGTCACGAGCGAAAACACCCGAACCCGAAACTCTGTCCATTGACTTTTTACCGCCCTGAACACCTTTTGAATGGTGGTGACAGTAGATTACCGCACAACCGATTTCGGTACACACCTTATCAAACTGGTTGCAAAAGTGTGCCATTTGGTCAGCACTGTTCTCATCACCTGTGATAACCTTGTATATCGGGTCAATCACAACAGCTATAAAGTTGCCTTTTAAAGCTCTGCGTATGAGCATAGGCGCTAACTTATCCATAGGCACGGACTTGCCACGCAAGTTCCAAATATCAATTCTGTTTAAGTTTTTTGGTTCCAGTCCAAGTGCTTCATATACGTCTTTAAATCTGTGAAAACAGGACGCACGGTCAAGTTCAAGATTCACATACAAGACATTGCCCTGCGCACACTTAAAGCCGAACCATTCTGTACCCTCGGCAATTGCAATGCACAATTCAATCAGTCCGAACGATTTGCCTGCTTTTGAGGGTCCGCCGAGGAGCATTTTATGTCCCTGTCGCAATACTCCCTCAATCAGAGGCGGAGCAAGTTCAGGAGGATTTTCAAAAAAATCTGCAAGGTTGTCAAGGTCGGGCAGGTCATCGTTGATACTCTCCACCCAGTCTTTCCACTCGGCAAAGTCTGATTTACCGATATTGGTGTCAATGATAAACTGCTTTTTGCCGTTGCGGATAACACCGGGCATACGGCTCAGCCTTGACGGATTGCGGTTTTGCTTGTCGATTTCAAAGCCGTTTTTATGGCATACATTGTAGAGATAATCAACCCTTTTACGATACTCGTCATAGTTTGCGGCATCAATCTTAACGATAGCGTGGACTGATTTTCCGCCAGAATAAACAAGAACGGCAACAGGCAGTTCAAGTTCTCTGATGATTGCATTTTGTTCTTCAAGAGCCATACAGTCAGATTCCACGAGAGCATAACGATAATCGGTTACATTCTCGTTTTTGACGCCCTTGCCGTCCAATGGGTTGAACCTTATCCACGCTCCTGCCTCGGGTTTGTAATCGCCGAATACATTTGAAATATCACCGTTGCAATTATTAAGTGCGGCAATAAGCTCACCTGCTGTACGGTCACAACTGCCTTGTGTTGGCGAATATTTAACCTTGCCGTTGTCATTTTTTTTATAAGTTTCAGTAACATAGCCTACATTTTCCGAGCTATCAAAGAGAGTTTCAATGTAGGTCACAATCTCATTTACCGGGTTCCAGTTCGCAGGCTCGTGAAACTTTACACCCTCACAGGTATTTACACCAATATCGCCCTTATCACCCTGCTCAAAAGCAATTTCGTCATTCCAGCCGAGTTCTTTCGATTCACGAAAAGTCATCCCCCTGTCTTTAGCCATTTGGATTATCGTGCCTGCTGTGACAGGTGAAGCAGAGCCGTTAAAGCTCTGCCATTTCTTTTCACACTCGCCGTTGTGATAGCGGTTGTCTGCTCTGCTCCAATCGTCCCAGTCCTTTACGCTGTATCCCTCTTGTTTGAGTGCCATTCCGACATTTACCCAGTCTTGGTAGTCAAGCTCTGACGGACTGATGTATTCAAGTGCATTAAGTAAGTCCAACCGTATTCACCTCGCTTTGCGGTACATATGTTTTCGGGTTAATGTTTTTCGGAGTTCTCCAACCGTTTGCGGCAATCCTTGAAATCAAGGCTGATGCTTCGTCAAACTGCCATTTGCCCACGTGCTGAAAACCTCTGCTTTCAAGCATTCTGATTTGTTTAGGTGTGGTTAAGCCCTCAATTCTTCGCTTTTCGAGCCTGTCAAGAATAAGCTTTGCCTTGCCGGCACTCTGGATTTCATCGGGAAATATTCCGAGCTTTTCAAGTTTTGCTTTCTGTTTGTCTGTAGGCGGAGAACACTCCCAGCCGAATGCCGGAACATATCCTGCAAGGTCCTGCGCCTGAATTGACATTTCGTACTGCAACGGATCTACAAGTTTGCGTTTGCGTGTTCGCATTTCCGCAAGCTGATTTGCAAGCGCCTCTTCACGCTGAGCAACAACATCTTCGCTTGCCTTTTCCTCTGCTTCTTCAATATCAATCGGACATCCTGCCTGTTCTGATAAGTTTTCGGTCATCTTTCGTGCGACCTCTTCGTTGTCGCAAATAAGATGTGCAGGTCTGCAAAGTTCGTGCCTTTCGGTGTGCCACAAAAAGTCGAGTAGCAAAAGCTCCGTCTTGTTTGGAGCAAGTCTTGTACCTCTGCCGACCATTTGGCAGTAAAGCCCCCGAACCTTTGTAGGTCTTAAAACGACAACGCAGTCAACGCTTGGGCAGTCCCAACCCTCGGTTAAAAGCATTGAGTTACACAAGACATTGTATTTATCGTTTTCAAAATCCTGCAATACTTCCGCTCTGTCTTCGCTGTTGCCGTTGACCTCTGCCGCTTTAAAGCCTTTTTCGTTCAAAATGTCTTTAAATTTCTGCGATGTTTTTACAAGTGGTAAAAACACAACAGTTTTACGGTCCTTACAGTATTTTTTCATTTCCTCGGCAATCTGATAAAGATACGGATCAAGTGCCGTGTCAATATCACTTGCTTTAAAATCTCCTGCCTGTGTGGCAACTCCCGAAAGGTCAAGTGTAAGCGGTATTGTCACAACTTTAATTGGTGTCAAGTACCCCTCTTTGATAGCCTTAGGGAGTGTGTATTCATACGCAAGCGAATCAAATACTGTTCCTAAATTTTTCATATCTCCTCGGTCGGGTGTTGCGGTAACACCCAACACTTTTGCATTGTCAAAATGCTCAAGCACACGCCGATAGCTGTCGCTGATTGAGTGATGTGCTTCATCAATAATGATTGTATCAAAGTAATCGCTGTCAAAGTTTGACAGTCTTTTTTCACGCATAAGCGTCTGTACAGAGCCTACAACAACCCTGTTCCACGAACCTATGCAACTTTGCTCGGCTTTTTCGACTGACGAATTAAGCCCTGTTGCTTTTTGGATTTTGTCCGCCGCTTGGTCGAGCAATTCTCCACGGTGGGCAAGTATCAGCACCCTGTCACCTCGACGGACACATTCTTCGGTGATTTTTGCAAAAACTATCGTCTTGCCACAGCCTGTAGGCAAGACAAGTAATGTTTTTAAATTGCCGCTTTCCCACTCGGAGAAAACGGCATTCTTTGCTTCATTCTGATACGGTCGAAGTTGCATTAAAAGCTACCCGGTGTCCAGTTATTCGGCATCGCAGTATTTGGCGTTGCAGGCTGTGTGTTATACTGTGGCGGATATGTAGGCTGTACATACTGCTGAGGTGCAGACTGTGTTACGGCAGGCGATATCGTTGTCACCTGCTCATCGTATGCATAAAAATACTTGATGTCATTTGTTACGCCCTCTGTGCCGTCATTCTTCACATATTTGCGGATGATAACCTGACATTTACCTTTTTTACCGATAATGCCTGTCCAATCCATACGGAGCGGTTCGCCGTGTTTTTTCATTGACACGGACAAAAAGAGCTGTGACAGCTTCCATTCAAGCGAGGAGTGCAGTACGAAATTAACTGTAATTTCTCGCTTGTCATCTGCTCCCCACACATCAAAAGTCACTTTTGCCATATTGCATGGTGGCAGTTTACCTTTACCCTGTGAGCGAGCACGCTCAACCTTTGCTACTGTAAAATCATAATCACCCTCGGGGAGCGGTTCATAATTTCCGCCCTCTTCGGTTATTTCATCGTTCCAACCAAATTCTCTATCCATTTATACATCTTCCTTTCTTATTAAAACGGTAAGTCACGGTTGCTCTGTATCACTTCGAATACCTTATTCCACGCTCCCACAAGGCAACCGTTAATAAATCGTGGGTCATAGTTTGTGATTGGTGTATCATAAGGGTAGTGTCCCTGTGTAAACACCGCCTGTCTGATTTCGCTTTCGTCAACTCCGTTAGCTCTCATAAGGTCGGCAAGAGCTTTTGGTATGCCCTCGGGAATATTGACAGATTTATCATTCTGTATCTGAGGTGTTGACAGCGGTACAGGCTCGGGAACTTTTTCAATCTGCGTAGGTTGTGGCACAGGCTGTGTCGCAGGCTCTGCCTTAGGTGGTTGAGGTATCGGATTCTGCGAAACAGGACCGTTATTTACAGGTGCAACATCATTAAAAATATGAGCAATGCCTGCGTAGCTAAAATCCATTTCTTCGGGCAGTCCGTGACGATTCTTTGCGTCCCAACAAGGGTGATGAAGCGTGTACATCACTCTCCCTCCGCCCTGTGCCTTGTACTTTCTGCCGTCTTTGTCGGTCGCTACCGCTACTGTTTTATAATTTGCGAAAAGCACCATATCCGCCCATTCTTTTACAAGCGGAGAAATCTGTGAAGCAGTCTTTTTGCCGAGTTTAAGCTCCCAACGGTCATACTCACCGATTTCATCAGGCTGTGAAAACTTGCGGAGCTGTGCGTGTGCGGTAAGCACAACATTTATACCCCTGTCAATCAAATCTTCAAGGCTGTTCAAAAATCTGCCGAACTCCTCTTTTTCGTAAACATATCCGTTTCCGTAACCAAAATCTTCAATACCTTTCTTACCATACTTTGAGCAAATATCATCAATACAAAGCTGTTCTGCCCAGTCGATTGTGTCGATGACAACCGTCTTGCATACAGTCGGATTGCTTTTGATATATTCAAGCTGACTCTTTAGCATGGTCCACGATGTCGGCTTATCCATTCTCGCAACATCAAGGTTTTTTGTGCTGCCCTCCGTGTCGATAAACAGAGGGTTCGGAAACTGCGAAGCAAAAGTTGATTTGCCGATACCCTCGGGACCGTAAATTACAACCTTTTGAGCCGACTTGATTTTACCTCTTGTGATGTTCATTATCTTACCCCCTGTACATCCGAAAAATTGATTTTATTGCCGTCAACATCAATGACAACATAGTCGATTGCGTAGTTGAGCAGTTCGTTTGTCAAATCCTGTATTGACTTGCCTGTCATACCTGCAATCAAAACAATTCTTGAATAGTTTTCAGGCATAATCTTGACCTTGGTATAACCGCAGGCAAGCTCTCTGTGCGGATTGCATTTGATTACACATTCATTTGTTTTTGCTGTTGTTTTAGCCGTAGTTCTTGTAGCCATAATTAAAACTCTCCTTCCGTCCAAGTCGGTGTTGTAACAGGTGTGGTTGTTTCGGACTTAATATAACCGTCCTCAATGATTATTGAGCATTCATCGCCATTTGAAACTCTTGTTGCAATAGCCTGCAATCCCTCTGATTCAAGCCATTTTGCAAAGTCTTTGAGTGTGTCGGTATCCATTTGTTCGAGCTTGTCAAGCAGGACAAATCCGCATTCGGGATTGAGCTTGCGAACAATCGCCGTAGCGACACGAAGCTGTTCCGAACCACTCATATTGTCCCATTTAAAACCGTTGTATGTAAGCTCGCCCTTTTCAACTGACAAGCCGTCAAGGGGCAAGTTTGCGTTGTTGAGCAAGTCATATTTTGTTTTGCGGATTTCTTCAAGCTGTGCCGTCATATCGGCATACTTGCGGTAATATTCCTTTGCGTCCTCATCAGCTTTTGCTTTATCGAGATTTGCTCTGACTTTGCGGTTAATTTCGTCAATCTCGGTAATGTTTCTTTCAAGCTCTGCCGTGCTTTCATCGTGCAGTTCGGCTACGGTCTTTCTGCTCTGTTCAAGCTGTGCAAGCACTTTTGTAAGCTCGGAATTGTATTTTCTCAAATCCTCGTTAAGCCTGTTGATTTCGCTCTGTAAGTTGTTGGCACGGCTTTCAAGGTTATCTTTCTCTGCTCTCAAGCGGTTGTTTTCGCCGTTGCGTGCAAGGATTTCCTGCTGTTTGTTGATAAGTTCCGAGGCTGACACAGGTTCGTTCGGCACGCCTTCGTATTCAGGCATTTCGGCAGCAAACTTTTCCTTTCGGTCCGCAATCTGACCGATAGCACGGCGCTCGTTATACACCTGTGTTTCCTGCGTTTCAAGCTCGTAAACTCTGTTGCCTACACCGATAATCTGCAGGAGCGTGTCAGCCTTTTCCTTGCCGGTTGCATTCATAAATTTCGGCAGGTCAAGAGCAAAGTTACTGACAAATGCGTCAAGCAAAGCCTGTCCGCCTTTGTTGCCTGCGGTGTCAATTACTTTAAGACTGCTGTTCTTACCGCTACGCTCCACAACTATACCGTTTGAGAGTTTGATTTTGAGATGTGGCGGAATTGTTGAACCCTCACGATACGGAGCAGACGGAGCGAAACGATTACCGCCGAGAGCCCACGCAATTGCGTCAAGAACAGATGTCTTGCCCTGTCCGTTTTTACCGCCCAACACGGTAAGTCCGTTTTCGGTCGGTTCATAAGCAACCGCCTTTACTCTTTTTACATTTTCGATTTCAAAAGCTGATATTTTTACTGACATATTAAAGTCCTCCTTGACAATTCGCTTAAAATTGTCTATCATTTAATTAAGGTATTTTTCTTTGTCCGTTGAGGCTTTGCAGAGCTTCAGCGGATTTTTCTTTTTCAGTTGACATTTGAAACACCCATACATTCAAAATTGAATGCTTCGGATTCAGGCGTTTCAAGGGCTTTGAGCTTGCGTTTTAGCTCTCGGTTCTCGTGACGATAACCGCTTGACGCTGTTTTTTCAAGTGCAAGGTCTGTTCTTGCGTTTCTCAGCTCAATGCTGAGATGTCTGTTCTCTGCTCTGAGGTTTTCAATATCCTTGAGCAGTTTTCTTTTTGTCGGGTAATTTCTTAACCGCATTTGTTACACTCCTTTCAACGGGTTTGAACCGAGAATATAATTGAGAAACGGTATTCTCGGAATACGGATAGATGTGCCGACTACAATTACATTGAATCCCAATTTTTCGGGTTCGTCCTTTGCCTGTTCACGCAAGTTTTGCGGAGCAACTCCAATAGCCTTTGCGGCGTCCTCAGAAAGCAAATAGACATCACTGCTATCCATAATTTCTTTGATTTTTTTGTTCATCTGAACTGTGTCCATATGTACACCTCCCTACTTTATTTCAATTCTTGGGAGTGCAAAATTAATGCACTCAGCTATGATGTACGGCACAGTACGCCCTGTGCCCTGATGCAGTGTCAATAACTTGTTCATCGTATCATCATTGAGAGTAATCGTAACATGATGATCTTGTTTGAGAATAATGAGCTTGTCCACATCAGTCACCCACAATCTTAACCAAGGTCAGGCTGTCCTCAATCAAAGTACGAACAACGCTTGACATTTTCTTACCGGTTCTGTTGCAAATCTCGGTAAGAACCTTAACGGTTTCATCTGATACGCAGGCTGAAACCACATTAGAACCTGCGGTTGATTTGTCTGCAAAAATTACTATCTGACCTTTATCGTTTAACATATAAAATCCTCCTAAAAATAAATATTACTCATCATCTGATTTTGGGAAATGATAATGATAGATTGTGTTGCCGTTAATATCAGTTTCAATTGTGCAGTCACCTCTGTAATCGCTTTTCAGCAGATTCATAAATTCTGCGATTTCATCGGGTGTGCCTGTTATCTGCATTGTTATCACCTGCTTTCTATTTTACCTATCTTGATTTCTACACCCAAAGCTGTTAAGAGCCTGTCGGCATTTTCAAGAGAAATGCTCTTTTTGCCTTTTTCCCAATACTGAATAGCTCTTTTAGTAAAGCCCGATTTTTCAGCAAGCTCACTTTGCGAAAAACCTTTCTGTTTTCTGCTTTTGAGCAATATTTCAGCAAATTCATTGATGTGCATTGATTTCACCAACTTTCTATGATATACTATATGTAGTGATGAACCATAATTCATTACACTATATAATGAAAGTGAGGTGTAATTATGAGAGAAGACTCAATTGCAAAAATTGCGGCATTGTATGCCAAAGAAATTACAGTTGCAAAGGCTAACAGTTCTGATATGTCTCCTTGCAGTGATAACGGCGACGAAGTGGCTAAATTCTATACCGAACTCTTTAAAGGCATAAATGAGGCACTTCAAAACTCAGCTCTCAAAGACTAACAAAATCTTGGCGACCTCAGGCAGAACAGCAACTTCTGCTATAGAGGTCGCTTCTCCTTTTGCTACCCTTACGACAAATTCTGATAAAGCATTTATAACCTTATCTCTATCTTCCTTTTTCATTTCTTCACCTCTTTTCATCAAAGTCCGTTTAATGGGACTGCGGTTGTGGTATTATTGATTGTGTGGGTGAGATATTACCTACTGTTCTTTTTAAGAATTTCGTTGACAACTGACTTTTCTTCATTCGTCAGTAAGTTTTCAACTGGTGTATCTGTAATTTCAGCAATTTTCTGTCTTACTGAAATTTTAGGAATAACGCCATTACGCCAGTTTCGGATATTAGCTTTGCTCATTTCTAATTGAGAGAGTAACGAACAAAGTGTTATATTTCTTTTATCGCATATATCTGACACAATTTTGTAAAAATCCACAATTTATTACCTCCTTTTTTATTGATAATTTAGGTTGACAAATGTGCACTATACCTTTATAATTTAATCAGTTAAAAAAATTAGATTACAAAGTTGGTGCACATTCACACACCTATTTTCGTCAAGTTAATGTCCCCACATCGTCTTGACAAGTTTATTATAGTGCATAAAAGTGTACTTTGCAAGTGCATTTTTGAAATTTAGGTGCATTTATGTGAACTTCGTGAAAAGTGCACAAAAGTAGAGGTGCATTTTTGTGTTCTTTGATTTATTGGATTCAATATGTAAAGAGAACGGTACAACGGTTACTGCGGTTTTGGTTGCAGTTGGTTTGAGTAAAGGTTCTATACGCAATTGGAAAAACGGTGTTTTACCTAAATACCAAACTCGCCTTAAAATAGCCAATTATCTCGGTGTTCCTGTTGAAAGGCTTATGACTGAGCAGGAAATCGAAGAAGAAAAGAAACAGCATGAGCAGATTGAAAAGTTAGTTGAAGATGTTGCAAGAAAGTTTTCTTCTCCTCTTCCAAAAGCAAATTTTGATGAACTTTCATATGCCGCCTATCAAGAAATGGAAGGAGAAAGCGAAGATTTTAAAAATGATGTACTCAGCTATATCAAATTTAAAAAATCTCAAAAAGGAAATGATTGAATGACTTTAGAGGATATTTATTTTGAATGTGAACAAAAAGGGATAACTGTTGATTATTTCAAAACTGACAAAGCAAAAGCATTTTCTTTTCCTTACGAAAACGGAATTGTAGTTCTTGACAAAAGCAAGATTGAAACTACTGCCGAGGAAACAGTTTTGCTTGCTCACGAAGAAGTTCACATAGATTTAGGTGCTTTTTATTTATTCACAACTCCATTAACCGTAAAAGGGAAAATGGAACAAAAAGTAAAGAAACACACAATAAAAAAGCTCATCCCTTTGGATGAGCTGAAAGAAGCGGTTCACAACGGCATAACAGAACCGTGGGAACTTGCCGAATATTTTAATGTCACAAATAAATTTATGATTGAAGCAATGGAATTTTACAGAGATAATTTATTGATGTGATAATAAAGAAAGACCGCCCACAGCTGGCACTATGAGCGGTCAAAAATAGAGATAAAAAGGCACTAACCTCTTTATATTTTATTGTACATTTATTGATAGTATTTGTCAATATAAAAATAAGGAGGCAAAATAATGGGATTACTCTCTAAATTGTTTAAACCAAAACAGCCGACACCACAACCGCAAACAAATGCAAAACCTGAAACCGGTAAATCGCATACAAAGGTATGTAAAGTTGCAGGCGTTACTTTTAACGGCAGACAGAAAATCTTGAAAAAACTTAAAACTGATAAGAGTGCCGGCAAAACTCTTAATGTTAGTATGCAAGAATATGATTATCAGGGCAATCCTGCTATCAGAATTCTTGTAAATGGAATGGATGTAGGCAATCTACACACGGAAGATGTTACTTTCGTAAAAGAAAATCAAGAACGCATACTTGGTATCAAAGATTTTACAATCGCAGAGCATTATGATGAACACGAAAATAAAGACGGCGATACAACATATACAGCCCAGTATAATGCTAAGGTTAAACTTATCGTAGCAAATAAGAATTAAATAAAAAATCCGCCCTGCTCGACTGGAACTCGAACAGAGCGGAATCACCTACACAGGGTGCAGATGATGCGATATTATAACGCTACAATATTGTATCATATTCCCCTGAATTTTTCAAGTTTTGAATATCAGGGGATTTTTGCACCCTTTTTTAAGCAAAAGGAGTGTATAAAATGAAACTGCCTAACGGCTACGGCTCTGTTTATAAGCTGAGCGGAAACAGGCGCAATCCGTGGGTTGCCTGCGTGACAATAGGATACAACAAAGAAACACGCAATCAGGAACGCAGAGTTATAGGCTACTTTCCCAACAAGCCGAAAGCTCTGAACGCTCTTGCTGATTACAATCAAAACCCGTTTGATGTTGATTCGGCAAGACGCACTTTTTCAGAAATTCATGAACTTTGGTACAAGGAGTTCATCACCGAAGACACAAATCCGAACACCAAAAGACAGTATAATGCGGCATACAAACAATGCTCAATGTTATACAATCGCAAGATGTCCGATATAAAAATCATTGATATGCAACGAGTTCTCGATAACTGCAACAACGGTTATCAATCGGTTAGGCGAATTAAAATTCTGTTGAACAAAATCTACGAATACTGCATATTTCACGATATGCTCCATAACAATCTTGCAGAAAAATTGAAAATCAATGCCAAGTCAGATGAAACAAAACGAGCACGCAGGGAGTTTTCGGAAAGCGAAATAAATCTTTTGTGGGAATATTCAAATCTTGATTCGGTAAAAATAGTGCTTATGCTGATTTATTCGGGAGTGCGTGTATCTGAACTTCTCAATCTGAAAATTTCAAATGTAAACCTTGACGAACAGACTTTCTTTGTTGAAAGTTCAAAGACCGATTCAGGTGTACGAACCGTGCCTATAGCAGATAAAGTACTGCCGTTTTGGCAGAAATTCATCTGCGATTCTCAATGTGGATATGTTCTGAATAACACCAATGGCAAGCCGCTGAAATACGATAACTTTAAACGCAACTACTGGACACCTCTGCAAAACGATTTAGGTTTAGACCACACCATACACGAAACAAGACATACCTGCATTTCAATGCTTGTATCGGCAAATGTGAACCACACAATCATCAAAAAAATAGTCGGTCACAAGTCGAAAATGGACTTGACCGAAAAGGTTTACACCCACATAAACCCAAAAGAATTGGTGAACGCAATCAACAAAATATAGTCTTATATTATCCTGAATTGTTCATAATTATGTTCCGTAGCTTACATATAGCTAACAAAATCCCCTATTTTCCCCATTCCTATCCCCCTTGCAAGTTACCTGCACCAACAGCCGTTTCTTATGCAGGGACGGCTGTTTTGTACCACATTTTCGGTCTGTTTTATGGTGATTTTCAAAATATTTGAATTAATTTTGAATAAAAAACGAAAATTATGTTGACAAATCCGAAAATATGGTATATAATAATTAAGCTGTTGTTATTAAACAACATTTCGAGGTGTAGCTCAGTTTGGTAGAGTGCTTGGTTTGGGACCAAGATGCCGCAGGTTCAAGTCCTGTCACCTCGACCAAAAAAAGGTGGTTTTTAACCACCTTTTATTTTTTGCCAAAATTACTTAAAATGCCTTAAAAGTGGCTTAAACACTG